ATTGAAGGTAGGTTTTCAAGATTGTCGTCAGACATTGTTAAAGACTATTAGTATTGATACTTCGGGATTTTTCTCCCTGATTTATTTAGATTTCTCGCTGAGTCCAGATTTTAATAACTTCTGTAATTCTGCAGTTGACCCAACAAATAATGCATTGTTGACAGTATTTGGACCTTTCTGTTGTTCTTCATTAACATCTTTCAATTTTTTCTGAAGATCCATCAATTTATCAGTTGCATCAGAAACACTCTTAATCAATTGACCAGCAACTTCATATGCTCTAGGCATCTGACTATCTTCAGCAAGTTCAAGAATACCATTAATTGCTTCCTGACCTTTCTCTATAATACTATAAAGATTACCACGAGTATACTCATAGTCCTTAGTAATATCAGTCTGAGTAAATCTATCGGGTTTTTGCTCAGGAGTTATACCAACATTCTCCTTTGCAGGAACAATTGTTGACTCAACATTAAAAGCATCATCTAGATTGGTCATCTTCATGAGTACTCGCCACTAAATCCAAAGTCATCACCCATCTCTATTAAAGCATCGTCAGCAGCTGTAATACCCTTGAGTGGTGTACCTCTAACATGTGCAGTTGCAACTCTTCCATCTTTTCCTCTCTCAACAGTAATCTTATTACCATTGATTGCGGTAATATACATCTCTTCAGTATCAACATCAATATAGGTACTAACGGTAACCTTAGTACCATCATCTACATTAATTGCAGTATCTGTCTCTGTAATATCTTCCGCAAGATTAGTAAGAACATCATCAGTATAATCCTTAGTTGCTCTTGGAGTAACTGAGTAAGTAACATCCCTCTCTGTACTCTTAGATCCACCAGCAAGATATCTGACAGAAACAGACTTGACGATATCGGAAGTAGCAGAAGAAACAGGTCCAAATAGGTATGTCTTAGCAGTAAATCTTAATGTATAGTACAAAACTCTACGAGTATTAAAATCACCCTCATAGTCATCTTGGAAAGTAACATTTTCTAATATAATAGGAACATCTCTTTTCTCATCCATTGTCTCCACAAGTTTAACCGTCAAATTATATGAAGGTTGAAAATATGGTAATATTTGCTCTACAATCTGAAGTGCATCATCATTTAATTTACACATAACACCAACTTCAAATTGCATATTATATGGGACTGGCATAAATGCCTTATTTGTATTCTTTCCCGTAGTCTTATCTTTTACAGTAAATTTCTGAGTAGTAGTAACCTTTCTAGAAGGATCATAGGTAAGTCCAACAAACTCAAATGACATTCTTGGCAATGTCATTGCTACAGACTTACTTAAATTTGGAGATTGTTCTAGTCTAGCTAAAAACTTTTGAATAGGTCCATATGCAAGAGGAACCTTTGTTGTTGTTTTATTCCCATCAGAATCTGTGTGCTTAATGGACAAGTCATTAAACAGGCTACCAAACCCAATAATTGTCTTTCTAAAGATCTCGTGATAAAAATACTCAAACATGATTATATACCTTTATATTGTATTTAGGGTTGTCCGAATGGATTACCTTCAGAGAAGTCTAAAATATTATCTGCTTGAGTTTCAAACTCATCATTATCTCCATATCCATCATCAAAATTAGTTAAATCTATTGCCCTTATAGACTGAGTTGCACCAGATGATGTGCCTGTAACAGTTTCTCCATTAGCAAATCCAGAACCTTCAACAGTCGATACATCCAATTCATTTGTAACAGCATTCCATTTTCTTACCCTAGCAGTAGTACCACTTGTACCACCTGTAACAACCTCATTAAATGCGAAGTTGCCTGATGCATCACTTGTCGCAGGAGGAGCAATAAAGACTGTTGGTGCGACGGTATAACCAGCACCAGCATTAGATATGTAAACTGCAGATATAGTACCAGCAGCACTAACTACGGCAGTTGCAGCAGCACCTGTAGTGGATATACCATTCTGTGCTTCAAAGGTAATAACAGGACTTGTAGTGTATCCAGAACCACCACCAGTAACGGTAACAATACCAATACCACCATTTGACATACCAGCAGTAGCAGCGGCACCTGTTCCTCCATCTCCATTAGCATAGAATTCAATATCAGGCCCTGTGGTATATCCAGCACCTGGATTGACTAGATATACATTTTGAACCACACTTGCTTTCTGATTATCTGGATCACCAGCACCAGCACATACAACTATTCCACTACGTAGATAAGCAGTTGCTACACCAGTAACACCACCAGCTGGTGCAGAACTAATACCAATTCTAGGTGCATAAAGATAACTATTTCCTCTATTACTTATATCAACATACTGAATACCACCATTAACAAGCATTGTTGCAGCAGTTGCACTTGATGCAGTACCAACCATAGTCAGTACTTGAGTACCACCAATGATGAAATCACCACCATCAACACCTTCTGTAGACTCTAGAGTATCATCAATTTCATCAACACCAGTATCAATAACCTCATCCTCATACTGGAAGAGTTCACATCTTAATGTATAAACATAAGTGTTTCGAAGTTGATAAAATGGTTTCTCGTGCTCTACATATTTAATTTCAAATAAACGATCCCCTAATGGAAAATATATCAAATCTCCTTCTTTAGGTCTAGTTGCTAATTTTATACCATCTTCATTCTTCATCAAAGGAGAAACATAAGTCTCAAATCTCTCTTTTGAAATTGTTAATGTTAATTCATTAGTCTGTTGAATTCCAAACTTTGAAAGAAGGGTAGGATTTTCACCATAACCTTCAATATCTTCTACGTATGCTTCTATAGGATATGCATCATCAAACTTCGACTCTACTACTTCTTTAATAATAGTATTAGTCGTCATATATTTTCTGGGCATGTAATGGACATTAACTCCATACATTCTCAGCTGCTCATTAATCAAAGATTGAACTAAACTTTGCTCATTCTTTGCTCCTTGTTGAAAATAAGGATTAAGTGCCATATTATTAACCTATCATATCCAATGGCGGAACTTCATAAGTATTAGACATCATTTCCTGAATCTTATCAAGTTCAGTTTGTGCATCATCATAAATTTGTCTACCATTAAGTTCTATCCCACCAGGTAATTTAACTCCTTGAAATTTGATTAAATTTTGACCCCATTGCCTCTTCATAATGGCAGTCAAATAACGCTTTAAGAATGGATCATTCCACACTCTAGTATGATCACTTGGATCCAATGCCCTAAAGCAATCCATTATTATAATATCTCCTTTTGATACACCGCCCCAATCAATATCAAGATAAAGTCTATCCATCCTTTGATTAAATCTTATTTGCTTTTCTGTGTTTAATGCAAAATCTAAATCCGACAAAAATGTCTTTACCATCGCATATGTCAATATTTCAGTAGATCCCCAATAATAAATGTCATTCAAAAACATCTGATATTTAACACTAAACATATTATTAGTCATAGTGTTAGACCCATCAAAACGAAGTACTTTATTTACTCCAATGATTGCGGGAGGAACTTGTATGTAATTACTACTTTCTTTCCAATTGAAAGTTATACTAGATCCAGCAACATCTGCTGTAGTTGATGTTGTTGTTATTCCTGTACCACCATCTATTTTTGCCTGTCCTCTGTTGATATCATCTTCTGTCAATTCATATTTCAGATACATTCTACAAATGCCATCATAATGTCTTTCTTGAAAATACTGAACAGCATCGTCAATTAAATCTTGACATTGCTCATCGGCCAGATTAATTTCCAGCACAGGAGCTCCCAATTGCCGTAAACAATATTCTTTAAGTTCGTTTCTAGATGCTGGTTGTGCCATTTATACAATACCTCCTTCAGTATTTAGGGTGCAGAGGACACGCCGCCTCTTACTAAGATGTCTCCATCTACAATTCTATAAATTGTAGCACCTGAACTTACGAGAACATCATAGACATATCTTCCTTCTGCTATAGTTCTTGTTGCAGTTGATCCTAGAGAAATTGTAAATTTACCTGCAGTAGCACTGGTAGTATCAATACCGACAACAAATGTTGCTGTAGCAGTAGTACCAGATCCAACGGCAACACTCTTTCTCATCTGAGATGAACCTGTCCATCCTGTAGTTGTAGCAATACCAACCGAATTTGTTGTTGAAAAATTATATCCTGTATTTGAAGTATCTACTACTTCAAAAGTACCTGTAAAATCTGCACCTGTATTAAGAGTTAGATCAGCAGAATATGCTACACCTGCTTCTGGATCGAAAGTAAGTTTCTTAGTTGCCATTGGCCAGATTCCTCAGAAGGTCTTTGATTTCAGTAATCTCACTTTTTAAAACAGCAAGATCTTTTTCCATAGTATCCACCTTGTCTTGCTCTTCATTTTTTAAATTTCTACGAGCTATATATTGCTCATATTGGGATTTATTAGTATTAACAATACAGTTAGTTTTGGGATTTCTAACTATATCATCACGATCCTTTACCTTTAAATATGACATATTAGGCAAGTGTAAGAACTCGTAAATTTTTGATTCTTGGAACAAATGCTTGATTAGTAGATGTCATATCAAGTTTAATTCTAAATGATTTAAATGAAGGTATATTTTCAAGAGTGAATGTATATTCAGTAAATTCAAGATTCTTAGGAATCAAAGTATCAGATTTTCCATCATTTTCAGCTGAATCAATAACTTGTCCGTGTCCGTCTAAGTTACTATACCCTGGGAATGGATTAAATACTGGATCAAATCCCACATCCTCACTGATAGCATAGAATGCTCTAATATCAGCAGTTTCTGGAACAGAAGCATCTACAATAATCTTAATTGAAGTTGCAGAAGTTTCTAATACATTTTCCTTAGAAATATACTGACAAGAGTTAGGATCTTCACTAATGAGATCAACCCTATTATCAGTAATATAATTTGAAACCATATTGTCAACACGATTAGAAGTTAAAATCGCACTCATTCTTTCCATATCAATGACAGGAGATAAGAAGGAATTCTGACTAGTAAGATTGATATTCATATTAAAGGATCTATCCCCAGGAAGAACCGTAATAGAAGAATTATTAGTTTCATTAACTCTTGAAGCAATAATGCGTGGAGAAGTTAAAGTATTTGTTGCATTTAATGCAACATTTTCAACTTCTTGCTCTTCAAATGGTGTATCAGTTCCATCTCCTGATCCATCATTAATACTTGTTCCACTAATTGTTTTAATTCTAGCACTAATACCAGTTCCTGGAACTGTAAGATTATGAACATTTGGATAAATGGATTCAAATGGCATATTCTGTGTGGCATGAATATTAAATCCACCACTAGAATTAGTATCATTCATATAAAGTATTGGGAAACTTTCAGCA